GTTCCTCGTCGGATGTATGGGGACACGTATCCTACTTACTCTCCTCGCCAAAAACATGGATATTCAATATTTGCCCATTTTAGGATATATCGCACTTTTACCAGCATTCGGATTTTTCTATATTTATGTCACAGGTTCTAGAAAAACTGGCCTAGAAGTAGGAGGGGACAAAATATGGTGGAACAATCTACGCCCCTTTCATTCCATCCTCTATTTCTTGTTTGCATACAATGCTATTACCAAACACACAAATTCTTGGAAATACTTGGCTATCGACACTTTCATGGGTCTAATGGCCTTTCTTTCCCATCATTATGAAAATGGTAGTTTTCAAAAACTAATGTAAATTGTCATGTCGTAATAGTGCCTTTTTCTTGGTGCTCTTTTTACAGTTGATAATACTATCTATCTTATTTTATAATAAAAAGATGGCAAATGATATAATAAAGTAAATGAACGATTCGGAAGAGAGAGCAATACGATATGTCAATCGGATGCCACCTGAATTGATTCGTTATATTAAACAATATCTCCCCATTACTTTGTTGAAAAAAGTGAGAAGAATACATGAAAATGAATTCCCTTTGAATTATCGACTTTGTACAGACTTGAATAATTATTTCTATAAAAAATACATTGGATTCGATATCACGATTAAATCAATTCATTTGAGTATTTCTATTTTAAAAAAGAAAGAATTACAAAATAAAATGAAAACAGTGAATCCGTTTACAGCTGATTTTTGGCAAGACGTCTTTACAGATACTCCTTCCGTCAAGAATCAAATAATAGCCAAGGAAAACTGTATCCAAATATATCAATATTTTATGGAGCATTATCGCGAGTATTATGACCAATCGGTAAAACAATTACACGACTATCATATTATTGAAGTTCTATAATTCTTTTCTAAAATAGAGTTCTTTAAAATAAAAATTGATTATCGTTAATTATATAAAAGTAGAATTACATATATAATTAACATGACTACTTCAGTAAAAGCAATCAGTCTATTTTCAGGGATGGGTGGCGACTCCCTAGGCATGATGAATGCCGGTTGCGATGTTATCGCGTTTAATGAATTCGATAAACATGCTATTAATTCGCATCAATTGAATTTTCCTCAATCCACGCTTATATGCGATGCTAGTCAAAAGAAAGAAAAAGACAAGACAAATATTCAACTTATTCCAGACGCCGTTTTTAGCGCCTACAAGGATGAAGGGGATATTATATTCGCAGGGCATCCATGTCAAGGCTTCTCAAATGGGGGTAAGAAATTGCCTGACGATCCTCGTAACACTTTGTTTCGCGAATTTGCTAGGTCTGCGACACTGATTAAACCCAAATATATTATTGGGGAAAATGTAGATGGTCTTCTCAGTCGAAAAACAGCAACTGGTGAAAATTACATTGATGTTATTGTTGCCGAGTTCGAAAAGATTGGATATAATATTACCTATCAAGTTTGTCATACAGTTAGATATGGTATTCCTCAACTTAGAAAGCGTCTTGTATATGTCGGTATTCGTAAAGATCTTGATAAAACCTTTGTCTTCCCAGAGCCTTTGAATGATGGAAAGACCAATTTACCAAACTTGTTGAATATTATTCAATTCAGTATGGAAGGTGCCATCAAGATTGAACCGGATGATTTCGATATGACAACCATTCCATCTGAATGTATTCTTACGGATATGGAGAATGATGATGGAGAAGATACTGATAATATTCACCCATATCTGCGCCTTAAAGCCAAAAAGCGCGGAGAAGAATATGCCGGTAAAGTTCATCATTGCCTTCTTTCATTCTCTAAGCGCGATTCACCAATTCATTGCGAAATCATTGACATTAGAAAACCCAGTAAAACAATTATATGCTCATATGACCATCAACCAAGACTCTTTGTTCCTTTGAGAAATAAAAACGGCTATTATATACGCTGTATTCTTCCAGATGAACTCAAACAAATCCAAGGATTTCCTGCCGATTTCAAACTTCTTGGTTCTAAGAAGGAAAAAGTTAAACAAATCGGTAATGCTGTTCCACCACCACTTATTCAACAAATCGTAAAAAAATTACTTTCTTAAATACATTACATTCTTAAAAATTTACTTATTTTTGTTTGTTTTTACTCTTTGTCTTTGATACATGGTCCATTACCTCCTGTATAACATTCAATCCATTATTCTTCGTTATTTTTGTCTTCGTCTTCCTCATCTGATATATCACTTCTTCCTTTTCCACAACACTGGTCATCCGCTGTATATAGTGGTGCTTCACATTCCAAACAAGTAGGAAGACACTCATGACATACCCATATTTCACCTGGACCATAATCACCTCCTTGACCATAGCATTCTTCGCATTCATTTTCTTTATCACACATTTCACAATTATTCAATCCCTGAACGGTAGAACAGTCTTGACATGTAAATTCGTCTTCATCCGAGTCTTCGCTCACTGTAACCTGAATATTTTCAAATAATGCTAGATGCTCCATGTTCATTTTTTTGATATATTCATTACTTACTACATACAATCAATTTTTAATTAATTGTACAACTCTTTTTCTAACTCGATACAACTAGCGTCAATTGTATCCACTTCCACTATTTCCATATTTTCTGGCACTTTTGTCTTGTCCAAATACCCCACTACGTCTGTCAAAATATGTAATTTGAATTTGAAATCGCAATTATCCACGATACATTTTCCAGTCCATCGTTCTAATGGCAATATTTCATTTAAAGAACTGACGCGACCTTGAACACGTTGATATTTTGCCTCGCGTTTTCCTGGGCGCCCAGCAGGACACTTCATACGCCACTCACAAGAAAGAGCATTTATATGATCCGGAAATCCGGATAACATGGCGCAAATCTCCCACGCGCCTCCTTTTCCATGAGTAGCCTTTGCACCCCCCTTAATTTCTTCATTATGTTGGCGAAGTCGTCTCATTGGATTGTTCGTTGAACCATTGTATGTATTATGCTTAAACTGCTCCAATTTATTCCTTAAAATATAACAATACCACATATATTGTTATCTTTCATTATAATATCATGATTACACCTCATACCTATCCTAGATAGTTCCTACTATTTATCACTTATAAGCCAAAAATTCTAGATAATAAAGACTTTGATTTCTTTCCTTGACGTTTAGACTGTCTATGACCACGTCTGTGGAAATCTTTATCACCTTTATGTGTAACAAAATCCTTTCTACCTTTACGTGTATTGGACATTGTGCCCTTTTTGTAGTGTTTCTTAGACTTGTTTCCTCTGCGTCTTTTTCCTCCAAGTTTCATTCCCTTTTCCATTTTATCATCTCTTTTAGAAAGATCTTTTAGTTCCTTTTCGTATATTGTTTCTTGAGTAGGCGAATTACGACCACTTTCCATATTATCCGCATCGTTAGCAGCACGTACATATTCAGGACTTTCTGAACGCGATCCCATTTCTATGTCCCAGATATTCTTTTTTGTATCATCACCTCCCTTCTTGGAACGTCTATTTTTGTGTGTTTTCCTCTTGTAAGAAACCATCTATATATTAGTTAAATATTTATTTTACAGTTTATGGTTCAATCTATTTTTACATTTTATCTAAACCTTTTATTTTTTACGACGCCTCGTTTTCTCCAAACATATTTTCAAACTCCTCTTCTGTCTCAGGAGCATCCATTCTACACTTGTCCAAAATAAACGTCGCCAACATGATGTTATTCTTATAATAACTATTTCTACGCGACATTTGCTTCATTTCTTTAATAAGACTCTGTGCTTGTGTCATCAATATAGTAATCGTCGCCTTTAATTGATCAATGACATTATCCTTCTTGGTTGGATCGTCCGAAATGGGTAAATGCTTAAACATCTTAATCAAATTCTCCAACTTGTCGATTTCTTCTTGATAAGTCTCTGATACCTTGGGTCTCAATAAATCCTTCAACACTTTTTCACCAGACTCTTCATCACTATCCGTTTCCTCATCTCCTCCTCCTGATTGCTTTGCTGCTGGTTGCTTTGCTGCTGGTTGCTTCTTCATATCAACATGAACCTTATTACCTTCACCAAACGTCATATTTATATCATAATTATTCTCATTCATCTTCTGTGGAGTAGGAGGAACCTGAGGCTTTGAATTCATCGTCACGGTAGGTGTAGCTAGAGTGACTGGTACAGTATTTGTCTTTGATTTACACGACGCCTCATGTTTCATAAAAGGGGCTTTTCCCTTGTATATCTTTGCGCATTTTGAACATTTATAAATTACCTTATTGTCTGTCATCTTACAGTTCTATAGGTACATGTATTTAAATATATTTTATTAAATAATAATTATTACTATTATGAAATACGTAGCATGTGGTATTATGTACCATAACGATAAAATCCTCATGGGAAAGCGAGCAACATCAAGTGATTCACCAGGGCTTTGGGAGTTCCCAGGCGGAAAACTAGAAAAAGGAGAGACAATCGAACAATGTCTTCATCGCGAATGGAAAGAGGAATTAAATCTCACTATTCTTATTGACCAACAGGTTGCCGTATCCACTGTAGAAAAGGACATCATCTGCTATTTTTTCATCGGCAAAATACTCGACATTAGCAATTTACAGAAAAATGTCCATGAATCCATCGACTTCTTTTATCCATACGAAATGAAAAATCTTCAACTATTCAAAGGCGACGACGTCATTGTCGATATGCTTTGTTAAGCTAGTGCCTTTTTCTTAGTTCCTTTTTTAACGCGATGGTTAATCATCGTTTATTTTCGGAGCCAGATAAAACCGCATCATACACGCATCATCCAATACATATTTCAACTGAAGAGGCATATTTTCTGTTAAATGGAGCGTACAATTTGATGATACCTTGTGAAATTGCGACATTTGGACAATGTATTTAATTCCGAAAGAGGCATTTAATTCTTTTCCCTCGACAATCGCCAATAGCTCAATATCGTCAATCTCAATCACTACCTTCATTGCTCCTTCACTCGAACTGGATTCCATGACTACTTGATTTTCATCACACGTAATGTTCAGAGCCTCGTTAAAATTCGACAATTCATCAATAAGACTCTTGAATTTTTTAGAATCCATTTCGATATCTACCTCGTATTCCATATCCGGAATCTGTAACATATCGACCATTATATCCATGAGGGGCATTTTAAGATACTTGTTGAATTCACCCTTTTCATCACTCGTAAAATCAATCTCCAAATCCTCGTCATTCTCACTATGAATCAAAATAGTCTGCTTATCTGAACAAATATGAAGGATTTTATTCAATACCGGCAAACAAAGACCATATGTATATGTATTCTCGACTTCCCATGTTTCAAACCATGATGAATCTAGAATTAATTCATATACGCAAATATGACTATTGTCCATTCCTTGAATGTAAAGACGTTCTGGCTCTATATTCATGACAATCGCATCCGTGAAATTCTTTAAATAATGGAAAATATGGACAAATATGTCACGCTTCTTCTTATCTGCTATTTCAAATCGCATACTAATAAATACTAATTGGAATTACTATTTATTACTTTTTGTATAGTTATATATTTATGATATATACACGCGTTTTACATTCACTTGTCTATTTACACTACCCTGATAATTATTCTTATTCATATTCAATACCGAACTTAATCCAGGATCCACTTTTTGATTGACTCCGCACATACGTTTGTTTTTTGTATAGGTTGGGCGAAACGGATAATTCGCCGAGAAAAACATTGCGTTCGGTCCAAATACCATGACTATATACAATATGTATATTATATATTCTATTATTTGGATAGAATTATATTTCCATCACCACTTTGAAAATTAAAATTGATTCGTTTTTTAATAAATACAGTTCATCTATCAAACAAATTTTAGTAAAACCTTAAAGATATTACCAATTCATTTTCAATACATAGCCAGATAGAAATGGATTCGTATAGCATGTACAATCATAAATCCATCTTTTCAGCAGACGAAGACAGATGTAATGAATGTGACGAAAAGAGAGTGAAAGATTGTTGTAATAAATGTGGTGAGGGACTCTGTTTAAGTACATCCTGTTGTCAAACATTTCCTCATCACCAAAACGATATCTATATTATTTGTAATGCATGTATTATCGATATCGAACAAAAACTGCGCCCTACTACGGTTGATACATGCGATTTACAATTGCTAAAAGAGAAAATTAGCAAACGAATGGAAGCGAATATGAAAAAACTGGAAGACTCAGTACGAGACTGCGAACAAGAGGGATATGGTGAAAATGATTCATAAAACTATAACTAAATAAACAACAAAACATCCAAAAAAAAGCAGCGAATATCGCATTTTGTTCTTTTTTTGTATAAAAATATAACGGATTATATTATATGGCACATAGAAACTGTTTTAAAAATCCGAATGATAATTTAAATAGCGGACAGTACATCGATAGAAAAAAGTCGAAAGCCATTTATAAAGCATCCGTTGATTTGGCCAACAATGGCGGCGTGTATCATAAAAAGGGTCCTCTCGGACAAAACAAAGGCACTTATGTAGGGGACGTTAATATAAGTAGAGATGGTAAGAAATGTTTGATTGGTGC